CCGCCGACATGCCGGCCGAAACGCCGACGACTCCACGGAAACGCAAAGCTGCAAAGAAGCGACCGAGCCGCAAGAAGACGCCGAAGAAGAAACCCGCCGCGAAGAAACCGCCGGCGCGTAAGAAGACGGCAAAGAAGCGGCCGGTCCGTAAGAAGAAAACCACGAAGCGCGGGGTCTGAGTGAATGCTGGCCAACGGGTTCAGGAATACGTCGACGGCGTTCTGTCGGGCGACATTGTCGCCGGCGAACTGCAGCGACTCGCCGTGCGCCGGTATGTCGACGACCTGAAGCAAGCCAGAAAGAAAAACGCTCCGTTCTACTTCGACACGCAACTGGCCGAAATCGCCTGTGCGTTCTTTCCGTCCGTCCTGGTTCACAGTTCCGCCGAATTCGCCGGCCAACCGTTTCAACTGCTGCCGGATCAATTGTTCATCGTCTGGAACCTGTGGGGATGGCGACGCCGCACCGACGGCACACGCCGGTTTCGTTCGGCTCACATTGAAGCGGCGCGAAAGTGGGGAAAGACGGCCTTTGTCGCGGGGCTGTGCCTGCTGGCGTTTCTGCTGGACAACGAAGCCCGGCCGGAAATCTACTGCACCGCCACGAAGCGCAGCCAGGCGAAACTGGTCTGGGAAGAAATTGACCGGTTCCGCATCGCGTCGCCGTCACTCACAAAACGGCTCAACGTCAAAGCGTCGGAATACACGATCTCAAAGGCCGACCGGGGCCTCATCAAAGCACTGGGAGCGGACGGCGGCGGTTCTGATGGCCTGTTCCCCCACGTCGTCACGTTTGACGAGCAACACGAATGGAAGACCGCCGCTCACCTGAAATTGTGGGCCAAATTGCGGACCGGTTCATCGGCTCGCCGGCAGCCGTTGTTCCTCACGGTGACCACCGCCGGCGACGATCAATCGAAGCTCTGGCTGTCCGAAAGAGCCTACGCCGTCAAGGTGTTGAACGGTGACGTTCAGGACGACGCGTTGTTCGCCTTCGTTCTGTGCCTCGATGACGACGACGACATTTTCGACGAAGACAACTGGCCGAAAGCTCAGCCTCATCTGGGCATTACCGCCAAGTGGGACGACTACCGGCAACTCGCACTGAAAGCGGCCAGCGATGAAGCCACGCGGCGCGACTTCGAACGATACTATTGCAACCGGCGCGTCGAATCGGTCAATCGTGCGATCTCGGATATTGCCTGGAATCTTGGCGCTGTTGATCTGCCTGTACTCAGCGGTCGCATTGTTCACGGCGGCGTCGATCTGGGTTGGCGGGATGACCTTGCAGCTCTGGGCCTCTGTTTTCCACCGAAACGCCTGGGCGAACCGTACGCCATCAAAGCCACGGCATTCATCCCGGCTGACTGTCAACGAGACCTCACGGAACAACCGCTCGCCGGGCTGATTCGTTCCAAGCACATCATCGTGACGCCGGGGAATACAACCGACGTCCAGGCGATTCACGCGAGCGTCCAGGAAGCCCGCGAAATCTACACGCTGAAGTCCATCGCAATCGACCCGAACAACGCCCGGCAGTTCGGCACGGAACTGGTGAGCAAAGGGATACAGACCTACGAATTCGGTCAGCAGGCCCGCAACTGGAACGAACCGTTTCGGGAATTTCTGAGACTGATGGCGGCCGGCGAAATCATCCACGGCAACGATCCGCTGTTGTCCTGGTGTCAACAAAATCTGATGGCGTGGACATCGGGCGACGGTCTGATGAAGCCCAGCAAACAGGCCAGTACCGAAAAGATCGACCCACTGGTCGCGGTGCTGATGGCCTTCTCTGAAGCAATGTTTCACGCGTCCCGCGACGGCGGCGGCGATGGCGCACGGGTTCGAATTCTATGATTCGCTGGTCAAAGCGCAAACTTTCGGAACTGCGGTCCGGACTGATTCACGGTCTGAAGCCCTCGATCTACTACGCCATCAGCGGCGGACGAGTCGGCCACGCCAGTTCGGGAATTATCGTCACGCCCGACGCGGCGTTGAAGGTCGCGGCGTTCAAACGCGGCGTCTGTCTGATTGGCGACTACATCGGCAAGACGCCGTTCCACGTCAAACAGGGACACGAAAAGACAACCGACCACCCGGCGTGGAAACTGGTTCGCCGTTGGGCATGGTATCACGGCCAGTCGGCGTTTGAATTCCGCCGCACGATGACCATTTTGGCGCAGATTCACGGCAATTCGTACGCGCGAATCGTGCGAGACACCGCGACGGCCGAACCGTTGTCGTTGAGGATCCTGGACGGAACGAAAATCCGACCGGTGATTGTCCGCAATCAGGTGCGCTACGCCGTCACCGGTCGCCCGGATACGCTGTCGGCGTCGGACGTTCTGCACATCAAATCGCCCACATTGGACGGCTTCAGCGGGCTCGATCCAATCACGCAGTACGGCCGCGACGTTCTCGGACTGGCGATTGCTCAGCAGAACTACGCCGCCAAGTATTACGAAAACGGGGGCGTGCCTTCGACGTATCTGAAAAGCGAAGTGCCACTGGGTGACGACCAATGGAACCGCCTGAAAGGTGAAACCGGACCACTGAAAAATGCGGTCGACAATCCGCACGAAATCCCGGTTCTGGAACAGGCCGAACTGAAATCACTCAACCTGTCCGCCGAACAGACGCAACTACTCGGCGCGAGGGAATTCAGCCTCAAAGACATCGCCAACATTCTGGGGCTGCCGGTTCATAAACTGCAGGGCGACGGAAAATCGAGCTACAAATCGCTCGAAGAAGAAAATCGAGCATTCCGCGAAGACACGCTCGACCCGTGGCTGTGCCAGTTTGAATTCGAATTTGCCAAACTGCTGACAGAAGACCAGCAGGCCAGCGAATCGCACGAAGTCCACGCGGTGCGGGAATCGCTCACCCGGACCAACATGAAAGAACGAGCCGAATACCTGGCCAAAGCCATCGGCGGCCCATGGATGACGCCGAACGAAGGCCGGGAAGTCGATTCTCTCAAGGCCGATGCCAACGGAAACGAACTGCTCAAGCCGTTGAACATGACGCCCAAGGCGGACGAATCGAGCGACGACGAAGCCACAACGAGTAATGACACCACTTCCACACGGACGGCAACGCCCAAGGAAATTGCTGAAATATTCCAGAAAATCTACCTGGGCGTCGGAAAGGTTCTGACATCGGACGAAGCCCGCGCAGTAGTCACTTCAGCGGGGTTTGATCTGTCGGCATCTGTCCCCAATCTTCAAGACGACCGCAGCGCATCGCCGGTGCCAGCACGGGCACACGAGCCCAACCGGTTGCACACCCTGCGCCAGCAACGCGCACTGGCCGACGTCTACGCTCGCATGTCGAAGCGACTGGCCACGCAGGCCCGGAAAGCTGCCGCGAAGCCGAAAGCGTTCGCCGACTTCCTGGACAACTTCGAAGACCGCAACCGCGAACAACTGCGAGCCGCCTTTGATCCGATCGTCGGTTTGTGTGCCACTGGCTCGGCCAGTGCCGGCCCTGACACCGCCGACGCTCTACTCGCCGACTTCCGCAGCGATCTTTCCAAACTCTACGACACCACACCGGCCGACGTCTTTACCTCAAAGGTCAACGACGCCGCCGACACGTTCGAACAGTCCGCAGCGAAGCGGGCCGACTTGCAGCTAACGGAATGGCTCAGCGCATGACAAACAGCAACCCAACGGACTGGATTCGTAACGCACTGATGGGAATTGCCGTCACCGTGTGCGGCTTCATCGCCAAAACGGCGTTTGACAGTGTGGCCGCCAATGCGTCACTGGCCCGCGAAGTCACCGCGATCGGTGAACAGAACGCGGTACGTGATTCCGTACTGAAGGAACTACAGACAGAAGTCCGCACCGTCCGCGACTACATGATCGAACGCAAGGGAATCGACGAACGACTCAAGGCGCTGGAACGCGATTTTTCCAGCAGTCACAACATCCGCTGGAAGGTGCCCGATATGCAGGAATTTCAGCGGCTTTTCTGTTTGAAGAACGACCTGCAACCCGTGGAAGTCACGAACGGACACTAGAGCGACAGTCCAGCCTGTAGGGCCGGTTCCCACCGGCCGAACGCCAACAGAAACGCCCAAGGAACCACCCATGACCACAGCCACCATTCAACGCCGATTCCTGCCCAACGAAATCCGCCAGGTCGAAGCCGTCAAACGCATGGACGGCGATGACGAACAATTGCCGCTGATTCGCGGAACAGGGATTGTATTCTTCAACAAATCCGATCCGGACGGCACGCAGTACCAACTGCTGAGAAACACGTTCGAACGCATCATGCCGGGTTCGCTCGAACTATCCATGGCGCGACCCGATGACGTGCGGGCGTTACAGAATCACGACCCTCGAATGATTCTCGGAAGAAACGCCGCGAAGACGCTGAAGCTCACCGTCGACGATACTGGGCAGCACTACGAAATCGAAACGCCGGACACAACCGTCGGGCGAGACACTGCGGTATCTCTCCAGCGGGGAGATATCACCGGTTCGTCGTTTGCGTTCTCGATGCACGTTCCCGGAGCCAAAGCCGTCTGGACGGAAGAAAAGAACGAAGACAACGACTCGATCTACTATCGACAGATTGAAATGATCGGCGCGCAGTTCGACGTCGGCCCGGTCACGTATCCGGCGTACAGCGGCACCGATTCGGGCGTCCGCAGTTCGCGTTCGGCCGGCATCTTCGCCACGGAATCGCGAGCCGCCGAAGCGGAAATTGAAACCGTTAAAGCCGAACTGGCCGATTTCCTGCGGACCAACTACTACGAACCCGAAGCCGAACGCCGAGCCCGCGAATTGGCGCTCATTAACCTGTCATAATTGCGTCATATTCTTTGTAGGGCCGGTTCCCACCGGCCGCACCAAACACCGACGAACATGGCCGGCGGGAGCCGGCCCTACAATGTTTCAACACCTCACTGACAGACTCAAAGGCAAAGCACCGGCGGGAGCGAAACGTTCGCCGCGATGGCGAACCGTACGTCGGGAGCATCTGAAACAGAACCCCAATTGCGCGTGCTGTGGCGGCACGAAGTCCGTCGAAGTTCACCACATTGTGCCGTTTCATCTGGCTCCCGATATGGAACTGGAACCCGGCAACCTGCTCACGCTGTGCGAAGCCAAGAAGTACGGCATTAACTGCCATCAGCTCGTTGGCCATCTGGGCAACTATCGACGCTGGAATCCGGCCGTCCGTTCCGACGCCACGGTCTGGAACATGAAACTCATTCCGTAGGGCCGGTTCCCACCGGCCGAACAATTATCAGAATTCGGGTTGACGTTTTCCCGCGCTGCGCCGAATACACGTTCTACACCTGCGGTGCGAGCCGCGCGCGATGAAGTCTGCCCAGTCGGACTTCGCCGCACTATTCGCACCATGAACGACGGCCGTTTCGCCGTCAGTCGCTCAAAAAACGGGCTGCCCAGCTCAGCCGGTTCCAGTGACTTCGTCCCACGATTTCACCCGAACCGCCGCGCGCGGTTTTTCGATTCAAGGAAGAACGAACCATGCCAGTCAACACAGTCAAAGCCATCAAAGAACGTCTCGCCGCTCACGTCGGCGAAATGCGCCAGCTCAACGAAAAGCTCAACGCCACGCCCGCCGATGAAGAACTGCGCAAGCAATGGCAGGGATCGCTCGACCAGAAGAAAGCCTTCGAAGAACAGCTCGAACGCGCCCAACTGATCGAAGCCCACATCGACGAAGAAGAACAGCGCGGCCCAAATCCCAATCCCGCCGATCTGTCCCCGGATGAACGCAAAGACCCGGGCCGCAATCCCGACCCAACGAAGTACAACTTCCTGCGAGCCTGCGAACGGTACGTCGACAACGGCCAGCGGGTCGACGGCTACGAAGGCGAATGTCATGACGCTCTGGTCGAACGCTTCTCAAAGCTCGGGCAGTCGCTGAATCCTCGCGGGTTCCTTGTGCCGATGGGCCTTCGCATGGACAAACGCGCCGCGTTTACCTCCGACGGAGCCGAAGGGGGCGACCTGATCCAGACCGACGTACCGCGTACCGTCATTGACGTGTTGCGGAACAAACTGGTTCTGCGCGCGGCTGGTTTGAGGTTGCTGTCCGGACTGGTCGGCAACGTCGACCTGCCCAAGAAGACCAGCGCCACCACGTTCGGATGGGCGGCCGAAGACGCGGCCGGGTCCGAATCCGCACCGGTGATTGATCAAATCCAGCTCCGCCCGGAAACGGTCACAGGCTGGACGGAAATCTCTCGCCGCTTGATGAAGCAGACTCAGTCAGACGACGCACAGTCGCTGGTTCTGGACGACCTGCTCGCGTCACTGGCCGTAGCTTTGGATCTGGCCGGCATCAACGGTTCGGGTTCCAGCAATCAGCCGGAAGGCCTGCTGCAGAACAGCAGCGTTCAGACGGTGCCGATTGACACCAACGGCGGAGCCCTCACCTGGGCGAAAGTCGTGGAAATGGAAACCGAAGTCGCCGCCGGAAACGGG